ATTTTAACCAAAAACAACCACAAAAACACCTACAAGTCCTTCTACACCCACTTCTACAACCACAAAAACACCAACACCCTCAACTACAACTACAAAACCTACCACAACCACTCCTGCTACCACACCCACAAATACTCCTGCACCAACAGCAATAAAAACACCAGGTATGAATTTAAGAGGCGGTAGTATGAAGTTTGAAGGTACTGGTGCTAGTGCAGGCAGTTTAGCAGTTGGCGGTGCAATTGCCGCCGGTGGTACTATTGGTCTTATTATTAAAGAAGAAGGTTTTGCTAAAAAAGCTTATCCTGATGGCGGAAAAGTTTCGATTGGTTATGGGCATCAAATCAAAGATAATGAATATAAGCAAGGTTTTATACAAGCCGGTGATGAACAAGTTCCAATTTCTGGTAATAAGGGGATGGATACTACCATCACTAAAGAACAAGCTCAAAAATTATTAAAAATGGATATGCCAAGATACGAGAATCAGGCAATAAAGGCTTTAACTGAATCTACTTGGAGTAAACTGAATGATAATCAAAAAGCTGCATTAACAGATTATTCCTATAATGTAGGTTCTTTGGCTGGATTAAAAGGTTTAAAAGAAGCAATCGATTCTGGAGATACAACTAAAGCTTCAGAAATTATTAGAAATGGTATTGCTACTGAACAAGGCAAACCCAACGCTGTGTTAAAAGCAAGACGAGCCCGTGAAGCGGATTTATTTTTATCTAATGCAACTGCAAAACCAGTACCGCCGGCTCCAGAAATTGGTGTTGCATTAAACAAACAATCGGTTGAAAACAAAGATTTAAAAGTCACAGAAAAACCAACCAACATTGCTCTAAATAATAGCCAAACAATAAACAATTTTGGTGGAGGACAATCCACTCAAATACTACACGCAGGCAGCGATTTAGACTTACCACTTTTCATGACAGCATAATATGGCCATTAACTCATACCAAGAAGCTTCTAGAGTAAACAAAAAATCATTGGGTGAACTCATTCGTGAGAAAGCCAGTAGCGGAGAATTAGGCGCAATGAAATCGGTTACTGGTGCCATATCAGATAAAATGGCCGCCAGAAGTAAAGGTTTCAAAGAAAAATTTGATTACTTAAACATTGTTAGAATGTTAATGGGTAATACAATGTCATCGATAGTTGGTAGTGCAACTGGTCGTAAAAGAGAAGATATTGAATATTTTGCCAATAAAGGTGTAAAGAATAAAAAAGGTCGAGCCAATCAAATTAATGAAAGAACTAGTGGTAATAGATTGGGTAGTATTGAGCCGGCTTTATATACCAATGTTTCAGATGGCCAAAGAAGTAAAATGAGGAGAGGTGATGGTGTTGCTGATGTATTAGCCAGATTGTATAACTTAACGAAAGCTGAATACATTGCTGAAGCCAAAAAACTCAAAATTGAAAAAATCTTTAAACAAAAAAAAGATAAAGATAAAGAAAAATGGCATAAAGAATTATTAAGTGTACTTGGTGGAGGAAAAACAGCTGTTAAAGTGGACCAAAGTGGTGTACCAAAAGGACCTTCTGGTGGTGGACTGCTCGATGGTATAATGAAAATGATTGAAAGTTTGTCATTGATGTTGGCGCCGTTATTATCATTTTTGAGTGCTATGGGAAGTTCAGCATTAAGTTCTTTATTAAGTCTTGCCGCATTTATAATATCTCCCGCAGGCGCAATATTATTGGGTTTAACTACCGTTGCAGCACTTACTGCTTGGATGGCTGGGTTAATAGCTAGAGATCCGCAAGCTGCATTACGAGGTGAGGGTGGTGTTGGCATGGCAGTTGCTGGCCTTGCTTCTGAAGGACAATTACCTAGTTATGAAAAAGAACAAACGGATAAGAAATCAGAAAAAACTTATCAAAAAGTTAAAAAAGAAGGACCAGAAAAATCTTCGTTGGAAGATTTAAAAATTGCTCAGCAACAGATGATAGAATACGGACATCTTGGTGCAGTAAATAGAGTAAAAAAAGGTATTGGTGATAAAAAAGATGAAGCAATAGCCAAAGAATATAATGCTGTTGTGGCTGCCATCGAATCTAAGTCCGCATCAAAAATTCCTGCAGGAGAATCTCCTAGTAATTCTGGTTCATCTGTAGCACCCACAGGTACAGGACAATCAGGCACTTCAACTACACCAACTGCAATGACTGAATCTGCATCTGCACCAACTGCCACGCCGGCTCCTGCTGAAGCCAATCCTATTGCAGAAAGAGCTCAATCTGCCATCAGCGAAAATCAAAATATGATGAATCAAGAATATTCTGGTACTCAAAATATTGTGGTAGATGCTTCTAAGAAAATTAATAGTGCTGGCGGTGGAGGCCAAGGCGTACTACTTGATACATCAGTAAATGTTCGTACTGATGATACTACACTTCAAAAAATTCTCAAACAAAATCTCAGACCAGTTTAACCAATAAAAAACCCCGCCGTAGCGGGGTCCGTACACACATGGGAAAACTTAATCTTCTTCTGCCAACTTGGCAAAATAAGACATATCATCATCATCTTCATGAATCTTTGGTTCAACTGACTTAGGAGCAGTACGAACTTGCTCTTTAATAGTTTCTACGGTTGTCTTTGGTGCAACTTCACCATTCAAACCAAGAACTTTGTCAAGGCGTTGTTTCAATTCATCATAAGATTTAAACTCTTTACCAGCAGTTAATTCATTCAATGAGAACTCTGACTTCCAGATTTTCTCTAATGCTGCATCATCATCTAACAAAGCAGATGGAGAATCAAACTCCGACTTATCATAGTTCTGATAACCTTCTACCTTACGAATCTTCAACTTGAAGTTAGCACCTTTCCACATATCAAATGGATTGATTGGTGATTCATCTTCAAACTGTGGATTCATTGCTTCAGTAATCTTATCAAAGATTTTCTTACCAAAGCGGAACAATTTCACTTTGCCTTCATTTTCAGGATGTTTAGGATCCGAAACGATGTACACATTGGCAACATAATTTAACTTACGCTTCTGTTTGCGAACAACATCTTTATTCGCTTCGATGCCTGAATTCCATAATGTAGAGTTATGCTCACAGATAGGACATTGTTGATTCTTAGTGGTCAAACAATTATCAATTAACCAACCACCAGGTCCTTGAAAACCATGGGAGAAGATTTTGACCCAAGGTAGACCATCTTCACCATCGGCTTCAGACGCTGGTAAGAAACGGATAGTGGCCATGCCATTACCTGCTTTATCAACTTCTGGTTTCCAATAGTTATCGGACTTTTCAGAACCTTCGGATGTTTGGGAGAGTGCCTCAACTGCTTTAGCAAGTTTGTCGAGGTTGCCAGATTGGCGTTTTAGATTTGCGAAACTCATAGTATTACCTTTCGTATTAACGGAGTATAAACGGAATATATCAAATTACTTCTCATAATCAACTGCTAGTATATCATAGTATTTAGGCGTTTGTCAAATGTACATATGCAATATTGCCATAGTACTGTGCCAGTCCTTATGTAGAATACCAATACCACCTTTTGCTGTCCATTGAGTGATGTTTATTTCTGTATCATCAATCAGAATGCAATCTGGTTCTGCATAGTTCTGTTTCAACCTTTTACCTGGTACTATAATAGGGTAAAACGTAATGCCGTGTTTTTCTAACCACAACATTTTTTGTTTGGAAATCTCATCGTGACGTTTTTCACTTGCTGATGAGGTAAGCATCTGAGTAAGCACATTAGCTTTTCTCAAATACTCCAAACCTTCTGCTGCGCCTGGCATTAAATCCAGGCTAGCAAACTGTTGTGTTGCAATAAACTCATCAAAGAACTTATCAAACTTTTTGTGTTTTTCTGCCTCTTTTGGTACCATGTGATAGAGTTCTTTGTATCGCTTTTCAAAATCAGCAATCACTCCATCCATGTCCAAATAGACGCATTTAATATTAGGCCTATTCATGTATCTTTTTCTTTAAAATATGTAAAAACTTTTCTTTATCGTATTGTATAAATGGTGTATATCTTTGTATTAATCGTTTATGTGTCGGCCAAATAATATCTTCAGTAATTTGTTTTTCCCATCTTGGCATACAACCCGCCAAATCAACCAATATACAAACTGATTCCAACGATACCTGATTGTTCATTAACTTTGTGATAATCATTGGCCATCCGCCATCTATGGGTTTTAATATATCATCACGGTTAACAAATTCAGCACCATCTACCAAATCAAACAAATACATTATATCATTCTCAAAGGTATAAGTCAAGCTTTGTTGCCGTTTTTGCCATTTGGCATAGTTCTCATCGCCATCTTGGAGTAATTCACCAACCCAATCCCCTTTACCTTCTATGAAGTTTGCCACATAGAATTGTTTCAATTCTTCCAAATCATACTTACGAGATAACTTGTAGAATTGATATTTGGATTTATTTGTGGTAAATGATTGCTTTGATACATTGGTCTTGCCGCTGTA